GCGGTATTGGCGATAACTGTAAGTGCCGTTGTATTGTGTGTTAAAACATAATCATCAATAACATATAAATTATCGTGATTTTCAACATAAATACATGTCGCTTCCTCATCATGACTATACTCAACATTTTTAATAAACTTATTAAACCCGTATTTATTTCTAGGTTTAAATCTTTCTAATTTAGATGGTAAACTACACGGCACAACGCCATTATCAGGAAAACTTATTGTTAAATTATATGATAGTTTACAATTAATCTTTTCACCCTTTTCATTACGATAATACTTTTGCTTTTCATTTGTTCTGCACGAACCACCCAACGATAAAACCAATTCACGAACATCCACCGATAATTGTTTTGAAATGGTTGTGTATATAATTGTACCATTTTTGTTTAATGTTCCATCAGTATCAATTAAACCCTGTAATAATAACACCCTATTTTTTACCGAATTAATTAAATATTGATGTGGTATAAATTTTGTGCTTGAATTCGTTCCATATAGGTTTAAATCACCCTCAAATAATTTTCTCGAATTTGGTATTGATACCCGATATAAGTCCTTGTAATTTTCATATCTACCAGAATATTTTGAAACCGAAACATTTTCATTTAAAACCCTAAATCTATCCACAATGAATTTATCTGAAGTGATTAGATGTGGCTGATTTTTCTTTGTTAAACAACCATCACCTAACATCGCACCCAACACATATGGGTGTAATGATAAGTTCGTTTCAGGAAACTCGACTGGTGCTACATTAGGTAATCGATAATTTAAACCTTTTTCAGTTCTATAGTCTTCCATTATTTCGGAAGTTTTCAGTGTTTGAAAACTGTTATCTGGAAAATACACTGATTTACCATTAATTCTAGTCTTAGATGTTCTCTGTTTCAATGAATTAACATTCCATAAATGTTCGACATCACAATATGATTTAGTGTTATCACTAAATTCCATTAGATATATTTTCCTCACACCTTGAGGATATACACCAAGTATTTTTTGTGGTTTGCCATCACTACCCACAACCAAATCACCTGTTTTCAATGTACCATTTTCAACCCATCCTGTTGGTGTTAATACTTTATGACTATTTGGGAGTGCTTTTCCAACACCCGAAGGAGCTAAAATAACACCTATTTCACCCTTTCCCAAACCACCACCAGTTAGGTCGTCAATCGCACCAATACCTGTTGCTATGGTTTCACGAAACTCTTTACGAAGTGCTTTTTCAATGCCTTCCGTAACGCTTTCACAATCATCTTCATCCTCACCGATGTGAGTGATTTTCATGAACTTATCCTCTATAGCATTAACGGTATACTTATTTCTTATCTCACCAGTTTTTACGTTATCAATGATTCTTTCAGCCAGTTTTCTGTATTCCTGTTGTTTGATGAACCATTTAGTTGACTTCTGAATCGCATCACCATCGTAATACATTTGCTTGTTGATGATTCTCTGATTCCAGAGTTCGATGTTTTTAATAACGGAAAACAAACTCTCTTCCTCAATCTGACTATTTGGTGTTTTATATTCATTGATTGCCTGATGAATACTCTTATTCTGTAGATTAGGAACTTTTTCGTATTCTCCGTAATACTCAATAATTATGATAAACAACCGTTTTAAGTTGGGGTTATCAAAGTATTCGACCGCTAAATCTGGTATTATTTTTTCAGCGAATTCAGGTTCAACCAGTAATTGCCACATCAGACGTAGTTGAAAATCTGGTCCTAAATATGCTGTTAATGTGTTTTCCGTGTTTTCGTTCATTGCATGGTTTCCTGTGAAAAAGAACGGAAATAATTACATAAACACCGTAATTGGTGTCACTAATTCATTATTCCCGTTCCAGATGTCCGATTTAATTTCTTCTCAACCTTCTGAGCATTTCTGCTCGTTTTGCTGGGTGTAGTTCTCTGATTTGATTAATCGATAAGCCTCTGTAGTCGTAGTCATCCCACATATTAGTGACATCATCCCTTTTAATTTTTTCCTCGATTTTATTACTGATTTCAGTAATTACCTGCGGAACATCAAGAGAAACCAAAGCCACGGGATTAAATCCATCGACATAGAACTCACGTTCTACAATCGGATTTTCATTGATATAGAAACCGATTTTACATGGAACACCTCTAATTGTTTTGTTTTCGATTTGCTGAACAACGGGTTCTGGATTGTAACGCATGTCATTCCTATATTTTTTATCATAACTCGCTATCATCTTTTGACGATAATCAAAAAGGTCATATGACTGATTGTTGCCGACTTCCGCAACGACATCATAATTTCTTCTCGACAACGTTTTTTGAATTCTGGTTATTGCTCGTGGAAGAATATCTCTAATATCGATAGAATATCTTGTAAATGGATTGAATTGGTCTGCATCGAATATCGCCTCTGCCAATAAAACATTTTCCTGACACAATGAAAACCTGAATACGTTACTATATTCCTTTTCGTTCATTTTATTGTTTTTTAATTATTAATACTATTCACAAATATAGACATAAACCTGACAAAATGAAAGCATTTTTACAGGTTATCTTTATATTTTTTATAATACTCTGTAAGTAATCGCTTTTCATTCATAATTACAGTGTAAAAAGGTTCGACATATTGTGGGAACGTGCCCGTGTATATATTAAGAAATTCGTCTTCAATCATCATTTTATACAGATTCTTGCTTCCACGGTTTTCCGAACTCAATGGTATTTCAAGTTGTTGTATTTCTTCACGTGCTTGTTCCGTTAACAGTGGTTCTCTTAGATTAACGAGTTTAAAATTGGTTCTGAGTCTCGGTACACTGTTTACTATATTTTGAAGTGCCTTCAACGGTTTTTTCTTATCGGCTATGCGTTCCGAATTTATCTCATCTGCTTTACAACAGATTTCCCGTACTGTCATGGTTTTGTATTTGAGTTCGGGAAACAATTTCATCAACCCCTTTTCCTTTAAACCACCAACACCCTTAATGTTATCGGAAGCATCACCACATATGATTTTCATAATCAGAGCGTTTGTGTAATGATGGTCGAAATGCATCATGTAATTGGTTTTGGTTACGGGTTGTTGAATGTTTGGAAATATAATCGTAATATTTAAATCCAGTAATTGAGCGAAATCTCTGTCATTGGATAATAAAAATATCTCTTCTTTATTATTGTGGTCGAGACAATACTGTGCTATAATGTCATCGGCTTCGACATCATCGACCTCGATTTGTCTAACAAATAATTCTTCGGCATATTCTTTAATTCGTTGTCGTTGTTTCAACAGCGATTCTTTTTTATCCCTCTCTCTTCGGATTTCAGCATCACTCATTTCGATTTTCTTATGCCATTCCTTGGTTTCACGATTTGCTTTATAGTCTCTGTCAATCCTATATCTAATAACTCCACCACCTTCACCATCCCAACAAATAACCACTTTATTAATCATGTGGTCTTTAATCATTTTTCTAACGGTTGTCATAAAAGAGTATAGACCGCCAATATGCCCATATTTAGCGGTCTCTACATCTCTTGCTCCGTGAAACGAACGCTTTAAGAGATTTTCACCATCAATTAATAACGTTCTGATTTTCATTCCTTATCATCCCCTTCTTCATCGGATGTGTTTCTCTTGATTAATTCTTCCTCAAATGAAACATTTCCATCAGCATCCATTGGTTTGGATTTGAATTCAATATCGTCTGCCGTCAGACTATCGTCATCAAAACGCTTACGGAAATACAGAATATGTTCTTTCTTATAGGCGTTTTCGTTCTCTTTATCACCATAAACGAATCCATGTGGTGTGCTGATAATCTTACCCTCAAGACTGATTCCACCCCAATCACCATCCACGTGATTCTTGGCGATATTGACTTTATTTTCGAAACCGTAATTCAAATCACGCTTCAATGAAGTCGCTGATATTCTACGTGTGCCGTGTGTGATAATACCACCGAAATGATAAATAAGTCTTCCACCGAAGAAAAAGGTTTCACCGCCTTTGTGCTTCACGACTTTATTCATGCTGTCGTACCAGATTTTCTGAACAGCAGCAAGTGTCATCGTGTATTCACTATCGACTTTACGACTATTAGGTATGGTATTATTGAGTAATGACATAAACGCTTTTTCATATGCCCCAGCATTCCACATATTGTTATCGCTATCATCCTTTTCCAAGGCATTGATTGTCTTGATACAATTAAGTGTACCAATGGAATCAATGGCAACATATACATCACGTGGAAGTTTACCCGATTTCTGCATATCACGGAAGTCATAAACGGCTTTAGCCATGTCTTCTATACTCGCTTCTTTTCTATCTTTATCTTGTTTAATACCATAATTTTCAAGAAGATACTTATTATTTACGAGAAGATATTCGCCATCCCAATCAAATCCCATAAGGGTCAGACGTTGATTACCTTCATCGATGTTGTTCTCGGTGTCAATGATAATTGGGAAATGTCCCATTTTTTGTGCGTTGACAATCGAACGCATTAATGCCGTGGATTTACCTGTGTTACTGTATCCACGAAAAAGTGTTACGTATCCCACGGGTACACCGGGCATGCCAGTCGCTTCTCTTAAACCATCATCAACGGGTATCCATTGCAGGGGTTTTGAAGCCACTTCTGTTGCGCCAATACTTTTCTTGAAATTATCAAGACTAAAACTTTTCTTAGGTGTGGGTTTCCTTACCGAGTTTTGCGGTACTTCATTGCTTTTCTTTGCCATAAATATGTTTTTTGATTAAAAAGGGGAGACAATTATCTCCCCTTTTTCGGTAATAAACTAATTATTAAGAACATCAAAACGGAAGGTCGTCATAATCTGAACCATCATCTGATTCACTTGTGTTAACAAGGTTATCAGATTCTTCATTATTGTCATCCGAATCATCACTTGAATCGTTTGAAGTTTTTTCAGCCATGGCTTCTTTCCCGATATCAGATGCATCGTCTTCAAACTCACCAACCTTGCTTTCAGTAATGTTACTGATGGTAACACGTGGACTTTTTTGTTCTTGCAAATCACTGGCTTGTTCGAATTCCTCGTCATTGTCATCGAGATTCGCTGTACGAATATTGGCTTTTTCCTCTAAATCTGGACGACCCGGGAATACCCAACGCTTGTTATTCTGGTCGCTGTCTTCCCAATAAGGAGTAGTACCTGCAACACACATTTGAAGATATTCATACGGTGTGATGTTCGGTGCTTTTTTTGGTTTAAAAACATCTCTCCAACTGGTATCGTCATCAACCCATGCTCTCATCACCGTTGGGTCACCATGTAATGGCGATTTACCTCTGGCGGTAATTGCGGAAATCTGCTTGTAAACATGACCATTGAATTCGGCATCTGTCATGATAATACTCAAATCAGTACCAGTTTGTGGGTCACTGAAATCCGCTTGTTGACTACTCATGTAGTCTTCGAGAATCGGAAGAAGTTTGTCAAGTGTACCCTGATTCTTGTAATTGTGTTTAAATCTCCAGAATTTAACACCGTCTTTTTCCTGTCCCTTATCAATTCCACGAACGATATAGAATTTCTTGTATAAATCTTATCGTTACTTTCCTTGATTTTCAACTGTGCCTCATTCATGTTCTCTTTCTTAATCCCCTTAATTGATGGGTCTTGAGTTTTGATGAGTCTCTTGTATTCAGCACATGCTGGACATGGGGCGGGAACCATCATAGGTGCGCCTTGGTCATCGAGAATCGGTTTTCCATCTTTACCGAGTTTCGGTACTTTCGGGTCATTATGAGCGGGGCAATAAATAACGGTTCCATGTTTTTTCTTTCCACCCGCTGCATTGGTCGTAAGCACGTGGAAGAACGCTTCTTCAATGTGTTTTTTACCTGCTTTCGGTGGTAGAATCCTAAAGATTTCTTTAGGTTTACGAGGAACGAAGTACTTCGCTAAAATGTCCTCACGTGATGTTCTGTTTGTGGATTGTGATTGCTTTTTTTGATAGTCGGCAAACATCGACTTTAATTGTGACAGGTCTTGTCCCGTCTGTGCTTGATTTTCCATTTTTCAATTGGTTTTTCAGTAATTATTATTTTTTCAATTATAAGATATGCTACAAATATAGCCTTCATTTGTAATAAATACAAGTAATTTTAAAAAAATTTGTAAGTTTTTTACTTAAATCGACATCAAATTGTTAGAAACGACTGTAAATGATATGATTTGCTTATTCTCATAATAATCACCGTTCTTCAATCTGAGTTGGAGTTTATAGTCTTGTGGTATTAACCACGATGTGTCGAGATTAAATTCATAACCATTACTGGTTCTATTGACTTTCGTGAATGGAATCACATCGATTTGATAGTCTTCACCAATTGTCGTAAATAATCGGTATTCGATATCCAGTGGCAGGAATTTATTTTGATTCGGGTACAGTTCTTTGATGGTAAGTTTTATTTTTCTCTGATTTCCAGCAATAACTTTTTCCTTTTCACCGATTCCCCAGAAATAAAAGAAGTAATTATCAAAATTTATTTCATTACTTTGGTCAAAAGTAAAATATTGTTTATCAGAAATCAGATAAAACTCACCATTATGTGTTGTTTCTCTACCATTAATAGTTAGATTCCATTCATCCCTAAATAATACGGCATCAGGATATAATTCGGAATCCAGATTCAATGTGATTTTATACACGCC